GAATGTATTGTAAATCTATCGCCTTCTACCTCTACCTCATCCGAATCTGTTATAGTAGCTCCATAACGAATATAAAGGCGGTTTCTTTGGTCAAACTGCAATTCTGCCTCTCCTACCTCACGAACTTGATTATCTGGTCTTAAATCGCCCCAAACTGTGCTTTGTAGGGCAAATGTGGTTGTGTATCCACCTTGACCATCACTTGTTCTTGTGGCAGCATAGATTTTAACCTCACGAGTCATCGTGTTGGCATCAACGTAATTTGCTTTCGCTTTTCCTAACTTCATATTATAAAATTGGGCTTATTCTTGTCCATCTTTGACACGCTTTCCAAGACTTCTCACAAATACCAGAATCACCATCCAAGCCTCTATTCTCATAGTCATAAGAGATTTGGTCTAATATGGCTAATTTAAGGTCTTTAGGGATAGTTGTATAACCAGCCTCATAAGTAGCCTTTAAATTGGCATATCTTGGTGAAACTAATTTAGGAAACTCATTGCCTATCAATTGTAAGTTAGGTGTTGTAACCTCTAATCCGTCTTGCTCCATATCAAACAACTCAAACGTATCAATATCAATTGGTCCAAAAGGAATTTCAAAATTACCACTCACATTGTTAAAATAAGTAGTTATGTCTTTTGGCACTAAACTCAATCCTGTTGCCACTTCAATAGCTTCCCTTGCTTGTGTAATCATTAACGTAATCAAAGTATCTTCAGCGGTTGTAGTAACACGGCAATATAATTTTGCTTCTGCTAAAGTAACTGGCTCAACTATTGGTGCGATAGGAACGGCACTAAAGTCATTAATATAATTATTATAAGACATACCCTTTTTTTACAAAATTACTTAATTTATTCCAATAAAAAACCCCCACCGAATTGGCAGGGGTCATTATTTACTAAACCTTTAGAACTATACGTTACCCATATCTGCATAGATAGCAGAAGTAGTCAACATTAAGTTGATGTCTTCGTAACACTCAATACGAGCAGTTACCAAGTTCTTTTGGAAGTTTTCGCCATTCTCGTAAGAGAACTCGATAGCTAAACCTTCAACTTCAACTCTCTCTAAGTAGCTTGCGTCAAAGATTAATACTTTGTCATCAGTTACCCAAGAAGCAGATACAACAGGTACACCCCAGATTGTGATTCCGCCATTAGGGTTTACAACAACTGAACCAGAACCAGCATAGTAACCAGCAGCGATAGTTGCTTTCAATAAGCGACCCATTTGTGTTTGAGATACTAAAGCATAAGAAGGAACAAAGTTCGCAGTCTTTTGGTTGCCGATGTAATCAATCAATTGTAATAAATCATCTGTTTCAGCAGTTGTAGTTGAACCAGTTGCAGCACCAGATACAGTTGAGAAGAACGCAGCGTTTTCAGCCTTGAAGAAATCTCTTTGTAACATTCTTGGTAAAGTCTGAGTCATAAATGGTAAAGACTTTAACATTTGCTTAGAGAAAGTAGAGAAACCAGCAAGGTAATCGTTTACAACTTTAACTTCTGTTAAAGAGTAGTTGTTCTCACCTTTGTTAGAACCTTCAGTTTGAGCAGCGATGTTGTTAGTCAAACCAGCGTTCTCACGATAGTAAACATACAATCCGCTTTCGCTTCTTACTGTTGGGATTAAATCTCTAAAGTTTAAACTTTGAGCAGGTTGGATAGCTGGATTTGGAGCATAAGATGCTTGAGCATCACCAGTTAAGTTACCGCTTAAAGTCATAGTCTTAACGTCAGATAAATCCAAACGGAATTTACCATTGTTCTTTAAAGACTTTTCCATTGCATCGAATTGACCATCTAATTTTTCTAAGATAACCTCATCCATAAATTTAACTTCCTTCTTAGCAGCTTTCTTTTGTGCAGCTAATTGTCCGTCGATTTGTTTTTGTAACTCGTCTTTTACAACAGTTACTTGTGCAGACACTTCTTTAATTTGAGCTTCTGCATTAGCTTGAAAACCTTTAAGGTTCTCAGCCATTTCGTTGATTAAATTTTCCATTTTTACTTTTTAAATAGATTGTTAAATTGCTTAATTGCCTTTAATACTTCCTCATTATTCTTTTCTTCTACCACTGGTGTCGGCTCAACTGCTTCTGCGGGTTGAGTGATTGTTTCAGTAATTTCCAAAGCCAATAACTCGGCTTGTATTTGTTTTATTTGAATCTCCATTAAAGCAAAGGTGTCATCTGTGAATGTACCACCTCTAAATGCCTTAATTAAGTTTTCTAATCTTATTGATAAATTTTCTTTAGTTTCTTTGAACTCACCCTTGAAACCCAATGTTGGTGTTTCTGGATTAGCACCCCAAAGAACCGCAGAACCTTCATATAGTTTTAATTCGGTGATTGTACGCACACCAGTCTTTTGGTTTACATCCGACTTTAACGTACTAAAACCGATTGAGTGTTGATTGATTAAACCAGCTTCATATAACTTGATTGCATCTTCGCCACATTCAGTTTCTATTAAGTCAGTAACCGCAACAAGCATATCACCTTCTATGTATAACTCTTTAGGCTTACCCAAAGTGTGTGCCATATCAGCTTTGTGGTCTACTAAAGACCAAATCATATTCTTGCCTTTTGGTCCACGTTCTTTGATAGTCTTGGTAAACGCTTCAGCAACGATAATATCGTTATCCAAATCAACGTTCCCAATTCTTGACCAACACGCTTTTACTGTTCTTGATTCTGGCTCTATATCCAAAATCATATCATTGTAGCTTTTGTTTTCAATCTTACTCATATAACAAAGTTATTAATTTTTTTTAATCTGCTAACAAATCTCTTATTAAGTTAGAAATTTGCATCAAAGCCACGTTATTTATTAAATTCCATACCAAGCCCATATCGCCCATAGGTGGATTATCCTGTAACCTTTTTGGCTTACCATCTGTTCCTCTTACGGCTTCATAGCCTAACGTACAACGGCAGTTGATAACATCACCAGCACTTCCGCTTGGGTCGCAAGGATGTAACATTTGCTCAAAACCGCCATTCTTAGTTTTAACATTAAATTTTTCATCGTATGCTACTTTTATACCATCCATATGATAATGGTCAAACATATCTCGTGGCACTCGTCTTGTTCGGTTATCCCTCGCTGCTATCCACTCCTTCATAGTTACAAGTCCTGTTGATGCCGTGCCTACCATAGAGCCAATGTTCGCTGCTCTACCTGTTTCCGTTCTTGCTATCATTTCTGCTCGGTAGTCCGTTATACCAGCCGTTCTTAATAGCTTGATTGTTTCTTGCATTGTCAAACCTTCTTCAACCGACTTGATTAAGTATTGTTGAATTTGGTTCTTTGTTGTTTGTGTTATTTCGGCAGCTATATTATCTAATCCTTTTAATTCAAGATAAGTCAACATCACATAGGTAAACAAGTCAGTTTGCTTACTTTTAAATTCCTCTGGTCCGTAATAACCTTTAACCGATTTAGAAACGTTTTTCTCGGTAATTTGTGCCATCTTAACGCCCATTGCAATATGAACGTTTTGGATGGTCTTTTTTATCTTCTTATCGCTTATAGCGTTTAAATCTTGGGTATCGCAATAAGTATCCACTTGCCTTTGCAGTTCTTTTTTGAACTTAGGCGAATAGGTTTTTATTGCGTTTGCATATAGTTTTCTATAATCTTGCCAAATCATTTGTTAGGATTGTATGCCCAATTCTTTAAGGAAATATCCCTTTTAGATGGGCACTCTTTGTTTACAGGTTTACCTTGCTCCATATTTTTCATTCTACTAACAAAGCTAATCGTTCTGTTTGCAGACTTAACTTCATTTGCACCCCAATCCGCTTTTTTCTTGCTCAATAAATTTAAGTTCCTATTTACTGGACTTCTATCTAATGATGCTAAACGTGAGCATTTAGTTTCACTCCAAGCCTTTAACTCCGAGTAAGACATATTTACTGTTTCGTGATACTTTGCGTAAACTTCATCAATAACCTCTTGAAGGTCGGCTTTTAGGTCAACCTTTAAATCAAATAACTTATCTAAAATGTCTTGGCTATTCATTTGGTAGCGTTAATGGTTGAAATTCATCTGGACTTTGTAAACTTGAAGGGATGTATAATTTTTCCATTTCAGCTTGGTCAATGTAAGGTGGAATCTCTAATCCCATAATATCCATCTTTTGCTTTGGTGCAATCCACCAAGCCTTATCTAACCATTCAACTTGCTCCGCTTTGTTAGCTTCTAATTCGCTATAAACAGTTGGGTCAAAGTCAACATAAATATCAGTTCCACGATAACCCCAATCAGAATGTAGTTTTCTATTCAAGTTATCTCTAATTCCAACCAACAAAGGAATCGCACAACGTACTGTCAATGCTTTTTCGCCCTCTCTTTGGTTGTTGTAAGTCTTGTTGTCAGCATCGTTTAATAATTGAGATGGTACTCCGTAAATATTACAAAGTGCTTTCATATCCCACTTTTCACTTTCAATGATGTCTAATTCAACAGGACTTAAACCGATTTGTTTCCAGTCTACTTTGTATCCACTAACCGCAATTGAATTAAAGTTAGCAGACCCACCTTTTTCGCTTACTGCTCTTTTGAGTGCTTGCGCTTGTTGTGTTCCACTAATAGGGTCAAACCTATCATCATTCATAAAAAGAACTCCAGCTGGACCACCATTCTGGAAAGAAGCAACCGCTGCAGTCTTGGCTTCGTTTGAACGAGTCAAGTTTTTCGCAGCAGCCATCAATGGTGATTGACCATATAGTTGATTCCCAGTTGTATTCCATTGTAAGTTTATGTATTTATCTTGTAGTACTTCTTGTTTAGTAAAGTTCCATAAAGGACCATAATTTAATTGGTAACCGCTAATCGTTGGAGGAAAGTTTTGAATGTCCGCTAACACGTACATATATTGAGAAGGAAGCACGTACATTTCATAAGGCTTACCATTATTGTTACCACCTTCAATCATCTTTGCGTAAACAAAAGAATTACCTGTAACCAATTTAAAAGTACACCAAGCCTCAACGAAATCGCCAAATGTATCTTCTTGGTTAGGGTATTTTAATAACTCGTTTAATCTTGCATCACCTGTGTATAGTTCAAATGCTTTCTTATGTAGCTTTTCAACATCTTTCCAGTTCTCAATCTTATCTGGTTGGCTCATTAAAGCCTTGTATTTTTTTGCAGAAGTTTCATCCACTACTTTGTAAACGTGGAATGGAGCAAGTTTTGCTTTATCCGCAATTAATTTTACGATTGAATAAACTATATCGTTTGCTGAATACCCATCATTTACGAAACTAATGTTATCGCCACCTTGCCAAGTAATTATTCCTTGTTGTATTGCTACTTGTCCGTTAAAAGGAATTTGTGGTAGTACAGTTGATAGTTTTTGTCTTTTAGTAAAAAAGTCAAGTAATCCCATTATATATGAATTTTAACAAAGTTAGACAATTTATCCTAAAATACCGACACCTCAAATTTAGGCTTGGTTAAATGTGTAAACACGGCATACCTACAAGCATCCATCAAGTCATCATTTGCCTTTACAGGTTCTTCTATTACGTTATCGTTTTTATCCTTTTTCCATTTGTAAGACATAAATTCCCTTCTTAAGTTTTTGCTATTGTAGTGCAAGTTTATTGGATAAGATTTCATCTTTACTATTCCTGCCCATACATCCTTTTGTGCTGGTTTAATGTTAAAGCCTTGTCGGTAAAGTTCCTCAATAGACTTAGGCTCGGCAGCATCCGCATAGATTGTGGCACGTTCTGGTAGCTTTTCCTTAATCAATCTTGATAGGTCGCTTAAAGTTAATCCGCTTTGGTAAACTATTTCCTCAAAGTAGTTTTGTCCTTCATGGTGCGTAACCTTAACTAAAGCAGCTGGGTGAACGTAACCAAAGTCCAATCCATAGAATACATCCCCATCTGGTGCTTCGTCATATTGTTTCCATTGAGTATAAATAATTTCCTTTGCTGAACCTCGTTCCCCTAATCCGTAAACCTTCCACATAAAGTCATCCGGTAAATCTTTGTATTGCTCAATGTTTTTTATTTGGCTTTCACTAAGGTTTGAGATATTGTTTAGGTAGGTAGAATGGATGCGCTTGTTATTTGGATTGTCTGCTACTTCATATACCCAAGAAATAAAGTCGGCTGGATTCCAGTCTAAGAATGCTTGTCCAGTTGTACGAATTAAAAGCTGGTCAAACAAAGCCTTACTAATAAGGTTTGCCTCGTTTACGAATAGTATATCCCTTGCTGGTCCTTTTGCTTTGTCTGGGTCTTCAAGACCGAACAATTCTATGTAAGAGCCGTTCTTAAAGGTATAAATAAAATCCGTATACCTAAAATCCTTTTCATCCCAAATATTCCATTGCTCTAATATGTTTTTGAAATCCCTATAAACTCCACGCTTGATATGTGGTAGAGAATGAGATACGCACGAAATCCTTGTATTAGGCTTGGTTAAAGCTATGTGGATTAATAATTGAACAACTGAATAGCTTTTACTTGACCTTGACCCACCTTCATTGCAAATAATCGGATAACCTTCCTCGTATGCCTTTTTATTCGCATAAAAGACTGGTGTAGCCTTAATCTTTAATTGGTTGACAATCTGCATCTGGTTCTATTGTGATTTGCACATTACCCTTTATGTCAGCGGTTATGTCGGTTGTTTGTTTAGGTTTACCTTCTAATCTATCCAAAAGGATTTCGTAAGCCTTTAAATCGCCCTTTCTTGCTTTTGCTATAATCTGCATATCTAATTGCTCCGCTATTGTAAACTCCTCATCTTCGCCTGTTACTGGGTTTCGTACTTTAGTAACCAACTCTAATAAACGTAAAAGCCTTGTCTTACTATTAGGCACACCTTTACCCCTTCCCTTTGGGTTTCTTACTTCCCCTTTTTGCGCTGGTATCAAATTATGCTCATTTGCCATATCTTCTTAATTTCTTCTAATTATTGCAAAGTTAACTTTTAAACCATTGCAACCAAATTTGATGTGCAATTTGAGCAGTCATTACTGGTGGAACACTCATTCCAACAAGATATTTAGGTTTAATTGTTTTAAAATTATAATCTAAAGGGTATGATCCACATAATTTGTATTCATCAACATGAGCATCTTTAGGTTCATCCTGTAAAGCACAAATTGAATCCCCAGCTAAAATTGTTGGCATAACTTTATTTTCATCCATTCTTGTCATGTAACCAAATGGGTTTCCTGTTTTTGCCATAGGATGTTTACCAATTTCACAAATATTCCATCTTTCTAATAAAGACTTACTTAAATCATTTCTTTCAACATTGCTTAATTTTAACTCCTTAAATGTTACTGGCTTTTCATTAAAGTTTAATTTTAATGGCTTAAAGTTTAGTTCTTTTTTATGCCCTATAAAAAATACTCTTTCTCTCCTTTGCGGAACACCCATTGAAGCAGCATTTAAAAGAAATATTTGAACATTATACCCATTTTGTTCCATTGTTTGTATAATTTTTTTAGCATAAGCCTTAGCATTACCTAAAATAATACCTTTAACATTTTCTAATAAAAATACTTTAGGTTGTAGCTTTATAATTGTATTACAATACTCAAATACAAGGTCATCTAAAGTTTGAACAGCTTGACCTTCTCTAAATTGCTTTTCTTTACCCCA